CGCGCCGTCCGCGCCTGCCGGGCCGGGATCTCCCTGGGGGCCGGCCGGGCCTGCCGGGCCTGCCGGGCCTGCCGGGCCTGCCGGGCCCGTCGCGCCGTCCGCGCCTGCCGGGCCTGCGGGCCCCTGCGGGCCCGTCGCGCCGTCCGCGCCTGCCGGGCCGGGATCTCCCTGGGGGCCGGCCGGGCCCGTCGCACCATCCGCACCCGCGGGGCCCGCGGGCCCTGTAGGGCCGGGATCCCCCTGGGGGCCAGGCGGCCCGGGCGGCCCGACGATGCTTGCCAAAATGTCGTGCGTGACGCCGGCAATGCGGGCAAATAGGCTGGCGGACGTGGCCCACAAATCCCCATCCGCGGGGGCCAAGGGAGCAACGCCCACCCCCAAATTGACGCCGACCGCGGTGGCGGTGGAGGGTGCAAACCGGTTGGGGGTTTGCCACAACGGGCCCGCCACGTTTGACGATTCCACCCGGATGGTATTGATTGCGTACGCGCCGGAACCCGTCGCGGTGGTGCCGATGAAAAGGGTATTGCTCGCATCGCCGCGGCCGGATCCCGCATGCCGGCCCAAACCGATATTCCCCGACCCGGCGATGATATTGGGGAGGGTGTTTGCGCCTAGGCCACAATTGTGGCTCCCCGTTGTGGCATTAGGCCCGGCAAATGCCCCCACGTACGTATTGTCCGAACCGGACGTCAGCAAAACCGCAACGCGCCGCCCAATGCCGACATTGCGCGACCCGGTGGTTAAAATCACAAAGGCCCAGGACCCCACGCCCACGTTGCCTTCCCCAGACGTACACTCGCGGAGGGCATGATAGCCGAAAGCCTTGTTGTGGTTGCTTGTGACATTGCGGAGGGCCTGCGTCCCAAACGCATCATTGAGGGACCCGCCCGCGCCGATTTCCATGGCCCGGTGGCCAAATGCCGTGTTTGCTCCGCCCGACCCGCTTTTTCCCTTGGCGCAATACATGCCGAAAAATGTATTGCCGGTCCCGGTGAAACTCTGATTTCCTGCGTCGAGCCCCCACACTTCATTAGCGTCCGCCCCCGCTTTACCCGCGGAATTGACCCAGGAGGAAATGCCCCGCGCGCCCACGCACAAAACATCCCGCCCCATGACAACGGCCCGCATGCACTCCGCGCCAGGCGTGCGGAGGAAATAGAACCCGATGCGGGCCGCGTCCGTGTGTGCCGCTTCCCGGTAGTCCCCATCCGCCAGCGGCGCCGCCCACGCCAGGCTGGCGAGGGAGCCAAGCACCGCGGCGCGGATGCCAAGGGTTGCGAGGGTGCGCGCTTCCCCCATGGCCTAGCCCGCTTCCGGGGTTTCGGGATCCGGGGTGACGGGCTCCACCGCCGGGGCCTGCCCCTTGTAATGGTCGATAACCGTATTGTGGTCTAGTAGGTGCTGCGCCCCGGAAAACGTGGACCCGTCCGGGCGGGTGAACGTGCGCGAAAGCACGTCCGCCATGGGCACCCGGAACGGGGGGAGCGTTTCCCGCGCGCCGGTCCGCTGGCCCGCATCGTCCTGGGGCTCCGCGCATCGGTGGATTTCCAATCCATACTTGAGGTCCGGGCGGAGGGCGTCCGCGTCCGGGTCATTGGTCCCGATAACTTGCAACGCGCGGATTTCGCGCCGGGTGGTGATGGTGGCCGGCATCGGCAGGATTACGTCCGGCATTGGTCAATCCTTGTCCAGATGCAGGAGGCGGAGGGCGTCCCGCACGTACACCGTGGGGGCTAGGGCCGCGTTGTCCCGATAGAATCGCACGCACGCGCGCACCGCGTTTTCCTGCGCCTCCGTCCACACCCATTCCGCGGGCTCCGCGTAGGCCGCTTCCACCGCGGCCGCGGGCGCATCCTGGGGCACGGCCGGATCCGCCGGGAGGGCGGCCAGGGCGTCCGCGGCTTCCACAAGCACGGCCCCCTTGGCCTTTTCCCCACGATACCATCCGTCCGTGGGCAACAATTTGCGGAGCAAAACGGCAACGCCGCGGGTGGGGTGGACGGTGCGTGTGTTCATGCGACCCCCGGGGTAAGGCGGGTAATACGATACGCCCACCCCGATTCCGCCGCAACCCCCGTCAACGCCAGGCCGGCAACGCCGGACGCCACAACGTCCAGGGTGAAGGGCGGCACCGCGATGCCTTCCAAGGCGACATGCGCGCGGGCCCATTGCACGGACGAGCCCAGGCGGCCCGCGGTGATGGTGGCGGAATACTGCGCGGGGGTGGCGGCCCGCGTCAATGCAACAACCCACACGGCGGATGGAACGTGGACCGTATCCATGGCCACCGCCGGGGCCGGGGCCACAGGGAGGATGCCCGTTTCCACCGGAGGCGGCGGCGGAATGATGGTGGCGTCCGTTTCGTAGGTGTCCCGCGCGAAAGAATGGAAAAGCTGGACCGATGCCACAAGGGAAAAACCTAGCGGGGAGGCTTGCAATTCTTCCACCGCCTCCCCGCCTTCCTCCAAATAGGCATTGGCCCGCAGGGCCGCAAACGCGGTTTGGATAATGGCCAGGGCGCGCGCCTGCGCGTCCGCCCAGGAAGGGCCGGGGACGTGCGCCCGCATGCGCCATTCTGTCGCCAGCAATCCGCCGTCCTTGGTCTGCCGCTCCCACCGGGTCGGGCCCTGCCAGATTTCGACCAAGGGAAGGCGGCCGCGGTGGATCGCGCCAACATAGCCGGCCGCGTCAGAGCAAAGCACCCGCGGCGCGCTTGTGCTACCCCATACCAGGGGGTCCACGCCGGCCGCGGTGGCCACCCCCGCCACGCGCACGGCGGCTAGGATAGCCTCCCGCTGCACATCATGCGGGGTTGTGGTCATTGCTCGCGCCCCTTGCCACGAAAGCCCACCCCAGGAAATCCCGGGGTGGGCTCGCGTGCGTCAGGCCGCCAGATTAGGCGATGAGCTTGACGTTATGCCGGGGCCGCCTCGCCGCGCCACCGTACAGGATGGAGGCTTCCCACTGGCCCGCATGGTAGCCCTTGTAATGGGCCAGGCGGAACGCGATGCGGGTAATGGGGTCCGCGATGATCTGCACCATGTCCGCGGCATCGCCATCCGGCGCCTCGCCCGGCGGGCGGATGCCCAGGGCCACGGCGCCACGCTGCACCAGGAAATTGGCGCGGTGGCTGGCCTGGACGTTCACCGCGACACCATCCGCCACGGCGGCCACAAGCGGGGTCGCCAGGGTGATGACGGTTGCGGTGGCCGACTTAACCACATACTTGGTCCCGGTGACGGAACCGAAATGGATCACGTCGCCCGGCAGGAAGGTGCCGGAACCGGTGTCCACCGTCACGGTCAGGGCCCCGATGGCGGCCGCGCCATCGGTCAGATAGCTGGCCGCATCGCCCGCCGTGTGCGTGCCCACCGCCTGATCGTAGCCGGTCAGGAAGTTGGACAGCATGCCCAGGCGGCCCACCGCGAAGTCCGTGCCGCGCGGCGCCTCGTTGAGCTTCTGGAACTGGGACAGTTTGCTCGCCGCCGCGTATTCATCGGTGGACAGGGCGGCCACGCGGTCGATGTCGGGGGCCAGGGCGTCCGTCAGGAGCTTCCAGCCGTCCACCATGGCGTTGGGGTTGCTGGCGAACGGGTCCGTTCCCTGCGCGCCGATGGCGCGGGCCGCGTTCACGTCCAGCAGATTGAACGCGTAGGCGGCCACGCCATGCACCAGGGTGGCGAAGCACTCATCCACCATACGCGAACGAAACTCCGGGCCGGCGGCCGCGATGGCGCGCCAATCCTCCGCGGTCAGATGGAACCGGGCGCCCTTGTACTTGCTCAGAATAAGCGGGTTCTGGGTCGGGGTGGTGTCCACCAGGGCGGGCGGGGTGTTGGCCGGGGTGATGTCGTACGAGGACACGGCGGCCGTGAACGGGTTGTTGATCGTCTGACCCAGGGCACCGGCCGCGTTGCTGGCGTCGAGGTCCACCGCGTTCAGGATGAAACCCGACTGGCGGAGGACGCGCCGGAAGCTGGCGACGAGGAAGGGAATCAGCACGTTGAGGTTGTTCGACACGGGAAGGCTCCGAAAGGGAAGGAAGGGTTGGAAGGGAGGGGATCAGTCCACGACCCGCAATTTACCGGCTTCCATGAGGGCCGCTTGCGCGGGTGTCATGTTGGCAACGTCCGCGCGGCGGATGGTGCCGATTTGGCCGGTTCCGCCTGCCGGGGTCCCGCCGGTAGGCGGGGGAACGGTGGCAAGCTGGAAATGTTTGCGGTTGGCCAGGAAGTCCGTCAGGAAGGCATCCGCCCCCACGGGTTTCCCGTCCTTCATGGACACAGCACCCGCCGCGTCCTTGAATATCACTTCTCCGGTGTCCGCGTTGAACGCGGCGCGGTTGGCGACAAGGGCCACCATATCGGAAACCGCTTCCGCGTCAATTCCGGGGATCAGACGCCGGGCCGCCGCTTCAATTTCCTGCCGCACCATGCGATCCGATACCCGGGCCAAACGCGCATTGGCTTCCGCGGTGAGCAATTCCCGCGCCTTGGTAATTTCGCCGTCCTTGGCCAGCCGGATGGCTTCCTTGTCGCGGGCTTCCTGCGCCGCCTTTTCCTCCGCCGCGCGCTTTTCCGCCTCCACCGCGCCAATGCGCCTGGCCAATTCGTCGCGCTCCGCGTTGTGTTTTTGCTGAGCCGCGTGGAAGGCCTGGGCCTGTTCCTTGGTCACTTCCACCGCGATGCCGCCGGGAAGGGTGATTTTCGCCATTTCGGGCTTGCCGTCGCCTGTGCCCCCGGCACCGCCGCCGCCGGCGCCGCCACCGGAACCGGCGCCGCCACCGGAACCGTCGCCCGCGGGATCGTGGAAGGTGTGGAAACCGGCAAGCCGGCGGAGGGTGGGGGAAAGAAACATGGGGGCAGGCTCCCTAGGGGGGTCGCGGGTATGCTGCCAGGGCCCGGAATGGACCCGGCGGAGGAATGGGGCTAGATAAACCCTAGCACGTCGCCCGGCGAAAGCACGCACGGACGCGCGCCCAGGGCGGCCACCGCCACCGCGGCATGCCTGGCATCGGGGTCCCCGCCCGCGCCGTGGACGATTTCCACCGCCAGCAAGGCCACGCCCACGTCCGCCACGCATTGCAACGCCGGGATGAAGGCCACCGGCCCCGGGGGTAAACCCTCCGGGGGCGCGCCGGCCACCATGAGGACGGACGGCCGATCCGCCGGGTTAATCTGCACCGCCGCGCCCTTGGCGGGCATGCGGAGCGGCCAGGGTTTGCGGGGCCTACCCACGGTCCCCACCTTCCTCCCCCTCGCCTTCCTCGTCATCGTCGGCCGCGGCGGCCCGCGGCGGCCCGCGGCGGAACGGGAACGCTCCCCCGCCGTCCCCCTCCCCGGACAGGGCGCGCGCCAGGCTCCCGCCGCGTTCAATCTCCGTGGCAAGGGCGGCCTGTTCCGTTTCGTCCAAGGACAGGTTGCGCGCGGCAAACCGTTCCGCCACCTTGCGCCGGATGGTCGGGGGCACCGCGGCATTGGCCACGATGGCCAGCAACGTTGCCGCCTCGCCCGCGAAGTCCGGCAATTCCGTGTCCTTGCCCTGGAATTGCGTTGCCGCCGGGGCCTCAAATCCCCAGGCGTTTGCGAGCAATCGCCACACTTGCGCTTCCGCTTCCTCGCACGCCATGGCCAGGGCGGCCACAATCGTGGCAAGGTCATTATGCCGGAAGGCCAGGGCCAGGCCGGACGCGGGCGCGGTGGACGCGTCCGCGGGGTTGACGCCGGCCAGGCGGAACAAGTTGGCGATTTCGTCCGCGATTTGCGCGCGGATGCTGTCCGCCTGTCGCGGGTCCGCCCCGATCATGGACACGGAACCGGCCGGGTTGGGCACGCAAAGGATGCGATTGTTGCCCACTTTCGCATCCCCCACTTGCGCGTCCGAAACCCCAAACGCCACCATTTGCGAAAAGGTGACATTGTAGATTTCTTCCCCGACAAGGGACAGGAAATTAACGATGGCCTGTTGGCTTTCCGCCAACGGCCCAGCCTGGGAGTCCCCTTCCGACCCGGCCAAATCCCCTAGCGGGTCGAATTGCGGGCGGAGGCGCACCATGGGGACGCCCCCATAATTATGCGCCACGGGCGGCCGGTATTCCTTCACCGTCCACGTTCCCGATTGAAATTGCACCGGGTCCAAAACCGCGTCCACGTAATCCCGCGCGGTGAACATGCGGCACACGGGGACCCCGGCCGCGTCAATGAGAATTGCCCACACTTCCACAACGGTGCCGCGATCCTCGCACCAGTTTGGGACGCTGGACGCGTCAATGATGGACAGCATGGGCCGCGAGCCCGCCGCCTGCACTTGCGCCACGGTGGCGGGCGCGGCCGGCACGGTAGCCGGCGGGTTTTTCACGTCGCACAGGATCCACGATTCCCGGTCAATCTGCGCCATGATGAGGGCGCGCCGCATGAAGGCGTCCAGGCTTTCCCCGGCGCCTGTCGCGTCCTGCACCGTGTCCACATACTGCGAGGGCACCGCATCCCCGGGGCGCACGGGCGGCTTGCGGAAAACTAGGTCATTGTATCGGCGGAGGATGGGCCCCACAAAATTGCGCGCCTTGGTCACGCGCACGCGCCGCTTGTAGGAATCGGCTTCCTCGCGTTCATGGGGGACGAGGACCGGCGCGCCGGCCGCGTCCGGGGACGTGAGGAAGCCCCGCGCGCACCGGAAGGATGCGCGCCAAAACCGGCGCGCGGTTTCGTCCGCTTGGAAGGTGGGGTGGACCGGGAGGGAGTCCCCCACCGCGGGACGCTTGAGGGGTAGGGCCATGATGCCGCGCAAGCCTAACGGGAATCCGGGCCGGTGCTACAGGCGCCAATTCGCGGCCACGACTGCCAGGCCGGGCGCGTACAAATCCCAAACCAAATATCCCAGGGCGTCCAGAATATGCCCACGGTCCCCACGCGTGCCGGGGTTGTAGCCGGATGGCTTCCGCCCCGTGGACGATAATTCGTCAATGAGGCGGACGCATCGGGGGTGAATACGGATGCGCGACACCCCGGCGGCATCGCACAATTGCCGGGAGACGAGATTTATGCGGGGATTCACCGGGGGATTAGCCCCATGGGCATCGCACCGGAAATCCCACGCCAGGCGTTTCGCCATGGCTTGCACCGTGGCAATTTCGGGATCCCCTATGCGGTTCCGGTTGTTGCCGCTCCGGTCCGGGTGGAAATGCACCGGGCCCCACGCATGCCATTTCTTATCGTGGGCCGCCTGGGTCGCGGTGTCCACAAGCCCAAAGTCAGAAAGGACGATTTCATCCAAAACGTCAAGGGTCCCATCCGGGGCTTGCTGCGCCGCCACCCAGCAAAGGGGGGCCACGTTGAAATCCGCCCCGATGCGGACGGGCCCGCGCCGCCATTCAATCGCCGCGGAAACATGCTTGGCCTTGTCAAAGGTGGGGTGCGCCCGGTCCGCGGTGTAGTCCACCGCCTCCCCTTCCAGATATTGCCGCGCCAAATCCGCCGGGAGCGCGGCCCGCAGGCTTGCGATATATTCCGGGGGCAAGGCTGGGTTGTCCGCGGTGCGCCCAAAATACACCCGATGCCCCGGCAAGGGGTGCTGGATAAAATCGCGGTGGACCCACGTATCCGTCCCCTCCGGGGTTGTGCTAACGATGAGGTGGAGGCGGCGCGCCTCGCCATGGCGGAGGCGGGAACGGATTTGGGTTGGCGCATCCACTAGGGGGTTGTCGCGCGATTCCTTGAGGCGTGCCCCTTCATCCACCCACACGTG